AGATTGCGTATAAGTGGGGTACAATGTACAGTGCTTATTGTGTAATTGATATTACAGGAGGTATGGGGATTTCTACCGCAAGAAAAATGCAAGAGTTAAATTATCAAGGAGGTTTATACGTTGACAATGTTGATACAATAAACAAATGGAAATACGACCCAAAAATTAACGAAAAAATACCTGGTATTAACTTTAACTCAAAAAGGGTTCAAATTATTGCGGCGTTTGAGGAAAATGTTAGACATGGATTCAAAGTATATTCAAATAGACTATACAATGAAATGAATACATTCATTTATATTAACGGAAGACCTGACCACCAAAAAGGTCATCATGATGACTGTATTATGGGGGTTTCTATGGCATTATATGTTGCAGAAAAATCATTTCAATCATTAGAGAAAGTCACCAATCATACAAAAGCTATGATTAACTCATGGGCAACTACAGTTAATGAGAACAAAAACTCTTCAGAATTTTTTAATCCAATGGTTCCTCAAATGGGTAGGGGTAATGGTATGGGTAATAATGGTGAAGCAAGTAAAGCCGATTACCAAAAATACGGATGGCTATTTGGTGCCTGATAAGTATTTATATTATCAAAGTAATTAGTAAAATTGTAATATGAGTGAACAAAATCTAACGGTCTGGCAGAGGCTATCGCAAACATTCGGCCCAAATTCACTGTTGAAACAGGATTATCCAACTTTTAAGTTTGATAAGAAAGAACTTCTGCGTACGCCAAATCGTGATGATTATGAGAGAGAAAAACTCCAAGCCCAACAAACGTTTTATTTAACAAATCAATGGGCTAAAGTTGAAAACAACTTATATTCACAAGCAATTTATTATGAACCATCAAGATTATCTGCTCAGTATGATTATGAATCGATGGAATATACTCCTGAAATTTCTGCGGCTTTGGACATCTATTCTGAAGAATCTACAACAACAAATGAAGATGGTTTTATCTTACAAATTTATTCTGAATCAAAAAGAATTAAATCTGTATTAGCCGATTTATTTAACAATGCCCTTGACATTAATACCAATTTACCAATGTGGACAAGAAACACTTGTAAATATGGTGATAATTTTGTCTATATGAAGTTAGACCCTGAAAAAGGAATTGTTGGTTGTCAACAATTACCAACAATTGAAATTGAACGTCATGAAGTTGGTGTAACCGCTAAAATTACTGTTGATATTACACAAGAAAAAGATGAGAACAAAAAAGCTCTTCACTTTACTTGGAAGAATAGAAATATGGAATTCCAATCGTGGGAGATTGCTCACTTTAGATTATTAGGTGATGATAGAAAACTTCCTTATGGTACATCTATGTTGGAAAAAGCAAGACGTATTTGGAAACAGTTATTGTTATCTGAAGATGCGATGTTAATTTATCGTACATCAAGAGCACCCGAAAGAAGAATGTTTAAAGTATTTGTGGGTAACATGAATGATGATGACGTTGAAGCATACGTAAACCGTGTAGCCAACAAGTTCAAAAGAGAACAAATTGTGGATGCTAAAACAGGAAACGTAGATATGAGGTTCAACCAAATGGCGGTTGACCAAGATTACTTTATCCCTGTTCGTGACCCTGCAGCACCAGACCCAATTACAACATTACCTGGAGCAACAAACTTATCAGAAATTGCCGATATTGAATATATCCAAAAGAAATTATTAACAGCACTTCGTGTTCCAAAAGCATTCTTAGGGTTTGAAGAAGTTGTTGGTGATGGTAAAAACTTATCATTACAAGATATCCGTTTTGCTCGTACAATCAACAGAATTCAAAAAAGTATGATTGCCGAGTTAAACAAAATTGCAATCGTTCACTTATTCCTATTAGGATTTGAAGACGAATTACAAAACTTTACATTAGGTTTATCTAACCCATCTACACAAGCAGATTTATTAAAAATTGACGTTTGGAAAGAAAAAGTTTTATTGTATAAAGATTTAGTTGCCGACCCAGGAAATGGTATTCAACCTACATCATCGACTTGGGCTAAGAAACATATCTTTAATTGGTCTGATGAGGAAATTAGATTGGATTTACAACAACAAAGAATTGAAAGAGCCGTTGGTGAAGAACTTAAAGCAACACCTACTGTTATTACTAAAACAGGTCTATTTGATAATATTGACAAACTTTATGGTAATTCATCAGGAACCACTGTAAATGCGGCCGCGACTACAGGAGGTGAAGATGCGGGGGCTCCTCCATCATTTGGCGGAGGAAGTTTTGAAACAGCTCCACCACCAGCAGGAGGTGAGGAAGCTCCACCAGCAGGAGGTGAAGTACCACCAGCAGGCGGTGAAGTTACACCTGAATCTAAAAGAGCTAACATGAATATTTTATTAGAAAAGAATTTTGAGCAAAAATCAAGATTTTTAGATTTGAATCAAGGTCAAGATTCTTTAGGAGAAATTTCAAAAGAATTGGATAAGTTACTAAATTCGTAATATTTATATTGAAAATAGACAAAATGACTTTCGGACAAATTAAATCCATAATTGAAAACAATTTATTAGAATCCTACAAAAATGAACAGGAATTTAAAAAATCGTTAAAAGAGTTCAAACATAATGTTTTGAACAATAAGAATATGTCAAAACTATATTCTTTATACGACCAATTAACTACACCTCAAGGATTAACCGAAGCCGATGCAAAAGATTTCTTGGAAGAAGGGATTACTTTAATTCAAAAATTGGTACCAACAATTAAAACACCAAAGACATTACATGAGAATGTTTCAAACAAATATTCTGATATTGATTCGTTAGTTTACACTAACAAATTGGATTTAATGGAAAGAGTTCAATCAAAGAAAACTTTGATTAAGACATTGGTTTCACAAAAACCTGAAACTATTAAGGAATCAATTAATATTCCTTTAAAATCTATGGTTAGTATTGCTAACCAAACAATGAAAGGTTATATTGATAATCTTGACGAATCAACCAAAAAAGAATTTATTCAATTAATGTCTGAAGATACTTCATTACTTAAAGAAAAATTTGAAACCTTAAAAGAAAGTACAATCTCTAAATTGAATGAACTATTAGATAATGAAGAACAATTTGAGGTAAAAACTAAATTGTTTGAAACTATTAATAGATTAAAAGTTGAAAAATTTGACCAACTGAATTTTCTTAAGTTAAAAACTTTAGAAAAATCAATCTAATTTAGATTTCATTTTTTGAATATAGGAAGCTTTTAACTTTTTTTGCCTTTTTTCCACCGACTTTTTAACAAATTCTTTTTTACCAAACAACATCTGATTTTGTTTAGTTTTAATTACTTTTGACTTTAATGTCTTTAGGGCTTTTTCTATCCCATCTTTTTTTACATCTACTTTTAACATATAATACAAATATCTTAATTTTTCTGAAAGTTTTTGACTATTGAACTAATTTTTGTTATTATTTTAACAAATAAATAAAAATAGACAATATGAAACTTAATGAAAAAGGGAAAAAGTGTAAAGTTAAATCTGTATAATCCAATTAAATCCGTATATGGAACAGTAGATTCAAAAAATTTAAAATCATTATACATAAACATACAATCATGGGTAACCCCTAAATTTGAACACAACAATTGGAATAGAGTAGTGTGTAATCTTAGCCGAGATATTAAACATTCGGTATTTAACTCCATAAACCACCAACTATTCAAAGAACAAAGTATTGTTGATTTAGACCTAAGGACAAGTGGTATTTCACACGGTAAAAAATCTTTTTTAAACTTAGAGGTTAATTTATACACCAATAATGAAATAGATTTTAAATGTCCTGAAATAAAAGATTCAGTCAAAGCAATCATTAAAAACATAGTTAAAGAGAATGTAATCCAAAACAAATACTTCGAATTTTCACCTTCTAAAAACGATTAAGATTAAAAAGATAGTAATATCGTATATTTATCTTAAAAAGAATTCATGAAACAATTAAGAATTTTAGAAGCAAGTGAAGTAGGTCATGGAATATTGGTTGAAACCGACGCAGGTTGGATATCACCAAAAGATGTTCGTAACGCCGAGATGTTAAGAGAAGCAAAAGAGTTGGATTATAGAAATCCTTTTGAATTTTATGCGGTATTACAAAAATATGATACTCCAAATA